ATGTCTTCTGGCATTTAATTTGATTTTCTTAGTGTATTTAATGTGACGTTCTACACATTCGCGCTGCGTTTCTTGTTTCCTCATCCTTTGCTTCTCTGTAGGTTCTGATGATTTCATCTTCGAGCCTGCTGTAGTATTCAAATTTGCTTTCCATGTGTGTTTTTCCTTTCTTCTAGTACCCACAGTATACTGTAGTACAGTATATAGTCAAGCGAATGATTCGCATTTTTCTGCAAACAAAAAAAGCCCGGATTTCTCCGGGTTTCTGCTTATTTGCTTCTTGATTTCTTGACCTTGGCCACGACCTTGTCTCTCGTAGAGGACTTCTTCTTGTTCTTCTGTGCGTAGTAGTTGTCGTAGGCTGCCTTGATCTTCGCTGGTGCGTCCTTTGGCATTGCTACCTTTGCTTCTGCTGCGTCCTTTGCAAACTCCAGCAGGTCTTCCCATTCTTCTGTTCCATCATCGAACCAATCGGGTATCATCCCATTGCCTTCTGTGATCCCCTTGACAGTTGCTCCAAGTTGCATAGGATCGTATAAGTCTTTATCGAATCTGTTGCGTTTATTGTGGTATGCCATATTGCCTCCTTATTTTATCTTGTGGTTATCCTTAAGTTCATCCCATGTACTGCCAGGTCTGTTTGAAGTTTTGCTCATCATTGTCTTTGTCTGATTGTCCATAATCAGGGCGCCCCTGTTCAGTACTTCAGTATAATGATCTCCACCGTCCATCATAGCTTTTCTGATTGATTTTTGGTCTTTTCCTTTTGCTTCGGTCACTATTGAGTAGCCCTTGGACATAGCATAGATGGCTCGTGTCGTGTGTTTATCATAGCCGTAGTCCCTTTGGAGATTATACACAAGACTTCCGGGTTTCAGGCCCTCGTTAAAGACTTGATCTCGGAGATCCTGCTCATTAATAATCTTGGCATCATCTCTGATTTTAAAGCGCATAACTGCTGTGCTATTGTCTCGGTTGTAGCCGTAACTTAAGGATCCCGATAGATTTGGCGTCGAATAAAGTCCAAGTCCATGAGCCGTTCCACCATCCCCATTGTATAGAAATGTGTCATCCTTGGCTACGTTTTCAGCTACCCCGGCTGCGCTGAATGCAGAGTTACTGTTGACTGTTCGGTAGATTACCGGGCCGTTTTCCTTGTCGAAGTCGTCGGAATCCATCAGCTGTGGCTTTCCATCAAGCCCTGAGTTATTGATGAACTTCTGATAACTTGTGCCATATGCCCGGTAGCTGTTCTTCTGAGGTGCCTTGACAGCATTGCTGATAATTGATTCCTGTGCTTTCTGGTCTAGACTCGCGAATGTCTCGGTTCCGGATAGATTCCGACCTACTGCCCCACCTCCGCCTGTACTTGCTGCTGAGGTCGCCGCGGCGACTGTGGTGGCTCCACCGCCTGCAGCTCTTCTTTTGACGCTTCTTTGTCCACCTGAGCCCATACTAGTCTTCTCCTCTCATTAAGTCAAGACCTCCCGTTTGAGCCTCCGTCGAGGACTGCCACTCTGCCCTCTAGGGAGGCCAGCCGGTCTCGCAGCGCGTTCTGGTCCTTCTGTAGCGTTGCTACCCGATTGTCCAGTCTGTCACTGATCTTATCTATCTGCTTTTCCAGGCGTGTGATGTTGTCGGTTAGGTCATCCAGTTTTGTTAGAATGGCCCCCACCTGCTGGCCATCTTTTTTACTCGCGGTAAGTCGCCCGATTAAAAATCCGGCCAATGCTACGACCAGGCTTCCCAGTGCAATGATCTGTCCTGTTTCCATAGACTATCTCCACACTATTCCACACTGTCTTTACCGCTTCCATCGTCCATCTCAGGCAGTCCAGCAAGAGATGTCAGCAAGGAATACAGACCGGCAACCACTGAAGCGCTGGCAACCATTAGCCAGTCCACGTCTTTGATCACCTGTCCTACGGTGAATAGTGATAGCGCTGTCTGTGCCATGGTCTTGACGGCTCTTGTTCCTGCTCGTTTCCACCACTCTAGATTGAATAAATTGTTCATAGGGTTCCTCCTTTTAAAATAAAAACCCGGCATTTCTGTCGGGTATATGCATCAAATGACGCGCTTTACGCCTGCTGTGGCGCTCAACAGTGTTCCTGCTGCACTGACTGTCCAGCTGATCGGTACTGTGGCTCCCTGCGTGCCCTGGCGTGTCTGTACGGTTCCCTGCACTGGCAGGGTAACTGTTCCGCCTGCTGTTGCGGTAGCCGTGGCCGTTGCGCCTGGCACATTTACTCCGCCTGCCTGCATCTGTACAGTGACATCTCCAGCCGCAGTGGCTGTGAATACGAAGTCTGCAAGGATTTCAAATGTTCCGGCTTTTCGTATTTCCAGGTTACCGTTGTTGAGCCTTGCCTCCTGGTTCGTCTGGATGGCTGTAGATCCTAGCGGTATCTGCTGGTTTGCGCTCAGCGCTGTCTGCGTTGTACTAACAGCTACTAGCATGGCCTGTCACCTACTGCAGAGTAGCTCCAGGACAGCCGTAGAAGTTGCCGTAGCCGTAGCCTCCATAGCATGGAGGATTTGTCACGTATCTTCCAAGGCTGCTCAGGATGTTCTGTGTCTGTGTCGCATTGGTAATTGCGCCCAGTGCCTGCTGATAGTCTCTGTTGAGTTCATCGTACTTATCCTGCATCATCTGCGTCTTCAGATTGCAGCAGCACTGCTCCATCTGATGGCTCAGGTTGTTGATGCTTTCCTGTACGCCGTTGAAGCCCTGCATCATTCCCATCTGTGTCTGGTTGAATCCCTGCATGTTTGTGACTGTGTTCTGTTCGATGAGTCTTGCGTTCTCATACGCAGTGTCGCACAGTCCGCTGCTCAATCCATCCAGCTTGCTGATGATTGACTGTGTGTCAAAGCCTCGCTGCATATCAGCTGATAGGTTGCCGTTACCGTTGTTGCCCCATCCTCCAAATCCGAAGATCAGGAAGAAAAGAATTAGAATAATGATTCCGTTTCCTTCCAGAAACCCGTCGTGGTCAGTCGTGTTCTTTGGCATGACTGCCGCAATGTCTGACAATGTCATATTGTCCATGTGTGCTCTCCTTTCATCTCTATTTCCAGTCTGCAGAACTGCCTACTTTAGTAGGTTCTTGAATTGCTCCGCCATCGCCTTCGCTCTTTCGAGGTCCTGCTGTGTGTACTTTCCTGAGTTCATCAGCTGGTTCAGAACCGCCTGCGGGTTCTGCCCCTGCATTGATCTCTTGAAGTCCATAAACTGCTGGAGCATGTTTCTCTGATTGTTATTTCTTAGAGGATTCATCGCTGTTTCCTCCGTTCTGTTTTCTGTTCTGAATCGAGGAGATCCATTCCTGGAATTCCTTTTTTGTCAGATAGATGTCTTCTGGCCTGTCTTCATGTACCTCCTGGAACTGGTACGCCTTGATGGTTCTGTAGCCGCTGGCATCTGCCTGCACGTGGTAAAAGATCGGATTGTTGCTGTCCATCAGGATGGCGGATTCGTTCGGTCTCAGGCTGTAGGCCTTTGCGCTCTCCATGCCGTTGACGTACTGCACCTGATTGATGGACTGAGGCTGCTGGAAGGCTTGGAATCCAAATCCTCCGGGTGCCTGCGGGTATCCTTGAAATGGTGTCATAGTGTATTTCTCCTTTACAACATCATCTTATACCCTGTGGATCCACCACTCTGTCCCTCTTTTGTGCCTCAAAAGCGGAGAGTGCCAGAGATATTAACAGTCTCCAGTAGTAGTCGTTAAGATCCTTTACCGTTTCTTCGAACTCATCTTTAGACATTTTTGCATCCTGGTAGTGCCACTCGCTGTCTTGCATCTTGCTTCGCAGCTGGTACACCACAGCCTTCTGCCTCTCGCTCAGCCCCTGTTCTTCTACCAGGAAATGCACGAAGTCGGGAGGCAGTGGTGTCTGATATCGTCTGTTTACTCTGCGGTTCATGTGTGTGTTTGCTTCTCCTATCTGGCTACTTCACGCGGATTCTCTGTCCAGCGTAGATGCGGTTAGGATCTGCGATGCCGTTCATTGCTGCCAGCTTCTGGTATGTTGTGCCGTATCTTGAGGCAATGGCGGACAGTGTGTCTCCTCTTCTGATCGTGTAGTAGACGGCTCTTCTTGCGGCCATTTTTCTGTTCACGATTGCCTGCACCACTGTGTAGTTGTAGCCTGCGGCAGTCAAGCGCTTTTTACGATCTTCACCGTTGCCCCAGGCGCCGTTGATGACTTCCTGTGCGATGACTTCGTTTGACTTTCTTGCTGGTGCTGGAGCTGGTGCAGGTGCTGGCTTTGACGCGGTTCCGCTCTTGCCGGCGTACTTGTTCCATGTGTTTACGTCACCATAGAACACGTTGCAGTCCAGGTTACCGTTGTAGCCATTCAGGCGGCCGGAGCTTGTCCACTGCCACATGCAGTAGAAAGGCCACCACTTTACTTTTGGTCGTGATCCTGCGCTAGCCATACTGTAGTTGTAGTCAGGGTTGTTGTCGCGATACTTTGCTACCCATAGGCCGTAGTCTGCTGCTGCGACTGATGACCAGTTGTGCGCGTTGACTACTGACTCGGACATGTAGATCACAGGCTTTACTCCTGAAAGCTGATATACTCTGTCAAGCCATCTCTTTGCCCATGCGACGTCGCTTGTGTTTCCGGATTCCCAGTCAAGAATCGGGATGCCTTTCCCGAAGTATCCGCGGCAGTTATTGTAGAAGTATTCAGCTTCTCTGACTGCGTCATTTGTCGGTCTAGCGAAGTGATAAAATCCGAAAGGTTTGCCCAGCTTGATTGCCTGCTGGATGAACCTGTCGCAGTACTTGTCTACGAAGTTGAGACCTTCCGTTGCCTTTGCAATCACGAAATCGCAGGCAACATCTGAGATATTCAGTCCTGCCTGCCAGTTTGATACATCGATTCCATTCATTGTTGTCATACTGTTTTCTCCTTTAATCTGACAAAATAAAAACTTGAGGTAATCTCCTCAAGTCTGTGTTAGCTGTTTGTCTGCTTCAGTGCTTCTGCCACTGCATCGTGCCATCTTGGTGGTACTTCATCAAGAGTCATTCTTCCCATCTGAATCTGCCTTAAATACCATTTAATCATTCTTCTGTTCCTCCTACGATTTCTGCAAGTGAAGCAATGGCTTCATTGATGGCTGTGATGTCATCGGTATTCTGCTTCTGGAAATCTTCAATTGTAGGTATTGTCTCTTCCTTTGCCTTTTTGAGATAGGCTCTTAATTCATTGATTCCATCAAGAATCTTTTTTTCTTCTAATTCGTTATCCATTTATTTTCTCCAGATAAATCTTTGCGCCAGTTAGTTTTTCAGCAGCGCTTCCTCCGAAATAAAAATAGTATTTACGCCCCGCTACCATGTCTACAAGCAGCGTAGCGCTCATTACTATTGAGTATTCAGTATATTGCTTGATAAAGCAGTTAGCTGGTGGGGTACCACTTGTGCTGTCGTGAATACCGAAAGCTACCGCCCTTGATTCAGACTTATCGAGTGCCTGTGCGAACACTACCGCTTTAACCTTGCAGTTCTTTGCGCATGTTATTGCACCATAGCCGTCAGCATCTTTTGTGAACTTTACATATTCATTATCGTAAATATCAGCTTCATCAAATCTTAGATATAGCTTTGACCCGGCTGACACTTCCGCGGTTGTAATTCTTCTGAAAATGCCCAGCGGGATGGTGCAGTGTCCTTTGATTTTTCTCCAGAAGTACTTCAGTCCTGTCTGATCTAAATATTTAGCCATGGTTCCTCCTAGCTGGCGAGGATCGTGTCAATTTCAGAATTTGCGATGGCAGTCAGGTCTGTTTTCTTCATGTAGGCGGACAAGTCAATATCTGTGTTACCGATCTTTTCAAATGCGGACTTGGATTCTACCCATACGTATTCGTCGTAGGCATCTCCGGATGCGTGGCTGTGAGCCATCAGATAGATGACACCCTTTTTACCTTTTGCTGGAAGGCTTTCTACTACCTGGAGATCAAACTGTGTAACGCCTGCAATGGCTGAATTGATTGCTGATGCTACCTGGGATGCTGTCTGGTAGCCCTTGCCTGTGATAGCAGTGTTTACCTGTGTTGCTGTCTGATAGCCCTTAGCCTCCACTTGCTTCATTGTAATGAATCCTGTGATGTCCGTAGCCTTGGCAAAGTAAGAAGCAGCGTGGCCTTCCAATGCTTTTGAGTTGTCTACTACGCCGTCGCCGTCTGTATCATAGACAGCCTTTGTCATATCGCCGTTGCCGTTTCCTTTAGTATCAATCAAGTCCTTTAATACTTTACCTTGGGCAGCAGATAATGCGTTAGCTGTAGATGTGGACGTGAGTACGTTTTCGACTGTTGTCTTGTTTGCTTCAGATGCAATGCCAGCCAGCTTGTCCTTTTCTGCAGTCGTGTAGTCATTTGTAGATAGGACTTTGCCTTCTACCTTGTCTACCTTGTTGTTGAGCTTATCCTTGATCTTGCCCCAAAAATAAAGTAAACCATCATAATCTAAATACTTCATACTATTTTTTCTCCTCCTTCTAGTAAATTCAGTATTTCGGAATTCGTTATTTTCTCGATTCCAAGTGCTTCTAGAGACCTGTTACCGGTTAGTTCAACACTGTTGATCTGCGGCTTGTTTTTCAGTTTCTCATAGTCGCTTCCTGCGGTGCCCGCTCGAATAATAATCCTGTCGCGGACATCGATGTCGATGCGTTCTGCTGTTCTGTCGACTGGGATCTCTGTCATACCATGAATCCCTCCTTCAGAACTTCTCCGACGTCCTTTTGAATAATGTCGGAGTTCACCTCGCTTCCGTCCACGAAGAGCACGCGCGCCTGAATCAGACACGTGTCGTATATTCCTTTAGGGAGCTTGGCGGTGTCTTCTGACGTCAATGTCAGAGTAAATCCGTTGTCCTCGACGGTCATGTCTTCCATCGTCTTAGTGATGAGTTCGTCTCGATCTGACTCTGAAATGGTCAGCCAGATATCTTGTACTACCGATGGGTCCACCAGGATACGGATGTCAGGAGTTGAATATCTCTGTATAGTCATTGCTTTTTCCTCCTATATGCAGATATCATCGATATCTGCCGTGTCTATCGTAGGTATGCTGGTGACGTCACCCGGGTCTCCTTTTGGTCCGGGGTCTCCCTTTTCGCCGGGGTCCCCCTTAGGACCTGGATCTCCTTTAGCTCCGGGGTCGCCCTTAGGACCTGGGTCACCTTTCTCACCTGGGTCGCCCTTATGTCCAGGCGGTCCTTCTGGTCCGGGATCTCCTTTTTCTCCAGATGATGTTTTTGCCTTCACCATAGCCAGCAGTAGCTTTCCCTGTCGGGCTGATAGTGGTCTGTCTGGACTTCCGGAGTCCAGAGTATCCTCGACGTCTTTTTTGAATAGTAAATCTGACATAGGATCCTCCACTAGGCCGTGGCGGAGTCAATGTCTGCGTTCTCCATCGGTATCATGCCCTTGGAGATTTCTTCATAGTTTGTCTTTGTTCTGTTCATGAAATCCGTGAACTGTGCATCGTATCCAGCCGTCGGGATTCTGTCTGTCCCGTCAATCACCAGCCCGCAGTACGTCTGATTCAATCTTGTGTCTTCGATGTCTTCTGCGGATATCTCTGATGCATTAGCCCTGACTCGCACTATTGCAAGGATTATTTCATATACTGAGGCCGTTCTTACCGGTTCAGAGGGTTTAGATCCGCTGCCTTTCACACTCACAAGTACACACTTATTTGTGTCCTTCGTGTACCGCACGGCGATGTAATCGTATCTAGTTGTGCTTTCTGCAGTCTGGATCGCCAGTCCTTCAGTGGCATTACTTCCGTATGTGATTCCGCCCACTCCTCCTTTGGCTGTCAGCAGGAAGGCATAGCCTGGCTTTACGTCCACGGCCATCCGTCCTGTTGCCGATACCTGGAGGTCGCTTCCTGTTGCATTAAAGATTCCCGGTGTCCTGGCTACATGAAAAAGCCGGACGTCCTCAGCCAGGTAATTGGTATCGTCCAGCGGATATGCTTTTTGTGTCATTTCAGTACCTCCATTTTTTCTATGCTGAGCTCCAGCGTGATCTTCGTGTTTGTGTTCTGCTCCTCGACGATGTTTAGTCCGGTGATTCTGGCCAGATTGGCCACTCCGAACCTATTACTAATAACCGGGACGATGTCGCCCAGGTCGTAGTCTCTTCCAAGAACTGCGATGCGGTTCTCTTCGTTCAGTTCGCACTCAAACTGGAGCGCCTTGCTCAGCATTTCTGCGTACTTCTGCTGCCCTCGTCCCCTGAGGAGAGCCGCGTATTCCTCGGTATTGTAGGTATGCTCGTTACCGTTGTCGTCCTCATAGGTTGACTGCAGGTCTCTTGCGTCTACATATTTCTCGATGGCGGCTTCTCCTTCGCCTCTTGCGTCAATGATGACGCTCGTTCGGCTGGTTCCGTTCTCCTCGCCAAGCACGTAGATGTAGTTGAAATACCCGGACAGATCTTTTGTGTATTCCTGGCTGGCTATGTTTCCCAGGTCATCGCTGAATCGTGCGTTTTTAGCCTGTTTTCCCTCGTATATCTCCAGGACGTTCATTTGTCCGTCCTTTACGATTTCGCGCCATCCCAGCCCGGATTCCTGGCAGAAATCGGCAAAGGATTCCCGCAGTGTCTGCCAGGTAGTCTCTGTTCGTGTCACCTTGGCCGTCAGTCCCTTTGATGGTGCCAGTGTGATGTCCAGTCCTCTCTGGTTGTTCGTGACCAGCTTTCTCAGTCCTTCCTCCACGTTTGTTATTGCCAGAGTTTCTGTATTGATGCGGTCTCCCAGGTTGTCGAGGCTGCCGTGGATGATCAGGTCATCCTCGTCTGCGTTCTGGTCGCTTCTCTGCACGTAGTCAATGAACAGGATCTCATTTCTCTCCTGGCAGACAACTCTGTTGTGTTCTACCAGATATCTGACATTCTCGTCCGTCGGTCTTGCATGAATTTCTGCAGAGCCGCTTTCCCAGTATCTGGGCTTCCATTGAATAGATGTTACATTCTGCAGCAGTGCCTGCTTCTTACCGTTCTGGTCATAGATCAAGTAATTCATTACACACCTGCCAGTGATTCTTCAGAGCTGAGGGTAACCTCCAGGCTTGATTCTTTTTCCTGTGCACTGTAGCGCAGAGTATTGGCTCCTCTTGCCAGCAGAAAGAACGTACTGTCATAGTCCATGTATTCAAAGGCGTTCTTCGTGCCTTCGGATGTGGTCAGCAGTACTTCCCTTGCATTGATCATCGTGTTTACGCTCAGCTCATCGCCGCTGTTCAGCGTAAGCTGAGAGAACGAGATGTTCTCTCGCGTGTCTACATTCAGCAGCTTTGGCGCTTTCACGCCATCCGTGAGCGCCTTGAACGTCACGGTGAACCCTGCGGGTATGTCGCCTCTATTGGTGATGGTCTGCAGCGGTTCGATGATTCTTGATGAAATCTGCCACGGCGTCCTGGAAGAGTAGGCCTGAGGGAATCGGAAGCTGGACTGCAGATATGAAAAGCTCTTGTTTTCTCCCTCAGTCGTCCTTGGGTACGGGTATGGCATCTTCATCGTGAACTGGAAGTTCTGCCATACGGGGTTCGTCGAGATGTCCGGTGTTTTTGTGGGCTGTCCTTCCCAGTAGACATCTACATTTTCTACGGTGTTCTGGTAGCGAAGTCTTGCCTTGATTCCCGGCAGAATGACTGCCAGCAGTCTCTTTCTGGTTGCCGGGGTATAAAGGTATCGACCTTCGATTGTCATCGTTCGAGACTGAATGGAGGCGCCGGTAATGCTTGAGCCTACCTGATTGGTTACCGTTGCCTCGCTCAGCTCTATGCTGTTTGCAGACAGTCCATCGATTCCTGTGATCCGGATGTCACTGTTTCTGGAGAACTCTAGGGAGTCTCCGTATTCATTTGTATACGTCACGATTACTGCCATGCTGCTCTCCTTATTGCATTCTTCGTTTCCTGCGCCATCTCTGATGGTGACAGTGCGTCATGTGAGTTGACTGTCTGGTTGACCACGTATGTGTTGCCTGTGGCCTTTGCTTCTCCTGGATTGAACGAATGTCCTTCCAGGTTGATTCTTGTTGCCAGGCTGTCGCTGTCAAGTACGCCAAGCATTTCTGCGCTTGCCTTTTCCATGTAGCGGATGGCGTCAGGCATGGTCCTTTTGAGTCCGTTTATGATACCAGGTCCTATCCATCGTGCTTCTTTATCGAATTCCTTCGACGGTGAGCCGATGTCGAGGGCGTCTTTGAAGCCGTCTACCAGCCCGTGGGCCAGGTTTCCGAACCAGCCCGTCAGTCCGCTCCAGGCGTTCTTGATGCCGTTCTTGATGCCGTCTACGATGTCTCCGCCAAGTGACAGCATCCTTCCTGGGATCTTCTTCACTTCATCGACCAGTCCGTCTTTGAACTTCGTTCCTGCGTCTATGGCCTTGTTCTTCATGTCTGTTACCCAGCTTCCAAGGTTATGGATAGTAGTCAGCAGCCATGTCTGAATCTGTCCTGGCAGCTGTCTGAACCACTTGATGATGTTCGTCAGGAATTCAGACGCTGCTTCTGCTCCATCGCTGATCATGTCTGTGCCCCACTGGGCGATATTGCTGAGAACAGCAAGCAGCCATGACCAGATCTGTCCCGGCAGCTGCATGAACCAGTCGATTACGCTCTGGATGAACTGAGGGACTGTCGTTGTCGCAAAGTTGATCAGGTTCTGGCCGAACTCTGCAATTTTTCCAATGATCCAGCCGATTCCGTACCCGATGTTGTATGGAAGGTCTACCGTGAAAAACTGAATCACGGCCTGTACAAAGCTCAGGATTGCCTGCGGAATGGTTTCCGTGAAGAACACGGCGACGCTCTCTGCTACGCTCTGACACGCCTCTAGAAAGCTGTTGAATGCCTCAGGTATTGTCTCTGTGAAGAATGTTACGACTCCATCTACAACTGTCCCTGCTGCTGTCTTTACTGTGTCCCACAGCCCGATCCAGAAGTTTCTGAAGTCTTCGCTTGTGTTCCAGAGATAAAGGAACCCCGCCACGAGCGCTGCAATTGCCGAAACAATAAGCATGATCGGGTGCCCTGAAAGAAGATTGATTGCCTTTGAAACATTAAAGATTGCGTTCAGAAAGCCAGTCTTGAGCAGACTCGTTACCTTCTGTACTGTGCTTAGAAAATTCCATGTTGCAAATGCCACGCCGATTGCAATGATCGCCGGTGACAGTGAATCAAGTACTCCGGTTACTGCTGGAATGTTGTCAATGAGCCACTTCAGTGCCTCCTTGATTACATCGACTGCTCCTCCTGCGTTCTGCTGGACGTAGTCGACCACGGTCCGTATGGCGTTTGTCAGATGTGGCATGGAATCGCCAACCTTCTTCACCAGGTCGATGATTCCGTTCAGGATCGCTGGCATGTTGTCTGCCACCCAGTTCAGCCCGTTTTTAATCACAGATCCGAAGTCTGCGATCATGGTCTGAATGCTTGGAAGTCCAGAATCCTGGACAAAGCTGTTGAATGCTGTAATTACATTGGCCACACCGATTGCAATTCTTGCGCTCATGTTTGAGAAGCTCGTTGCAAAGCTTCCGGCCATTTCCTTTGCTTTTCCTGCAACTGCAGGGAAGCTCTGCGTTCCGTTTTCGAGGGCATCTGTAAGAATGGCATCGAAGTCCTGCGCACTGATCTTTCCCTTTGAAAAGGCGTCGGAAACTTCGGCCATGCTCTTCCCTGTCTTTTCAGCAAAGATCTTCAGTACAGGAATTCCTGCATCTGTCAGTCTCTGCCACTGGTCAGCACTGATCTTACCGCTTGAGTTCATCTTCGCCATCGCGTCGACTACATTCTCCAGCGTCTCATTCGTTCCGTCTCCGTAGAAGGAGACAGCGTCCATGAGGTTCTTGACCATGCGTGCTGAATTGTCCAGATCAAGACCGGAAGTGGCCAGCTTCTGTGTGGAAGTGGCAGCAGCGTCCAGTCCGTATGCCGTATCGCTTACGGCGTCCGTCAGTCCCTGGACGACCTGTGAGGCCTTTTCAGTGCTGCCTGAAAGAATAGACATGACGTTTGTAGCCTTGCCCATCGCGTCAAGTCTTGCCGTTGCCTTGCCGACGGAGCCTGCTATCAGCTGGTAGCCCTTGGAGGCTACAGAGAACAGTGTCTTGCCTACAAATGTACCCTTTATGATGTCTGCCATTGAGGAGGATTTCTTGGCTACGTTCTTCAGGCTTTTTTCATATCCGTCTGTCTCCAGCTTCAGCTGGATCGTAATCTGGCCATCAGTTTGTGTGAATGATGACATGCTTCCTCCTTTCTAGGTGCTTATTTTCGCTAACAGTTCCGCTTCAATTTCGTGCGGATCTCTTTCCTCCTGTGTGCTGTCGTCTGGAACCTTCCAGTATCGCTTCAGCTTTTCTGCCTGTGCCTTCTCCTCGCCTTTCAGCTTGGAAGTATCACGGAGTCTGGCCTGTACGACCTTTATGAACTGCGTCTGTTCTGTCAGCCCGTCCAGCAGCGCCCTGAATTCGAACCAGTGAAGATCTGCCCTCAGCAGGTTGATTCCGTACTGCTGTATGAATGCTGCATATATCAGCCACCAGTCACAGTCGAACCGGTACGCTGTAGCTTTGCTGGCATTTACCGCTTCTCCTCTGGGTTCCTGCTCGCACATGTAGAATTTAAAAATGCCAGCCCACAGGTCTGGTATCGTCACGTCTAAATTCGTTAGATTCAGGCCTATGTACTGACATATGACAGGCAGTTTGGCTTCCTTTGGAATCTGGCGGTCCTTCAGGATGAGGTCCGCCTTTATCCAGCTTCTGAAGTCTGCAGAGACTGGAATCTCCAGATCATCTGCGGTGATTCTTGTAGGTAGCTCTTCCTGCGAAATTGCGAGCATTGCTTGCTCCGTACTTTGCCTGTGCGATATTCTGTGCCTTTGTCAGAGTTTCCAGGCTCTTGGCCATCTGGTCGAGCTGGCTGACCGCAGTCTGCGTATCGCGCATGCGTGCTTCTCTTTCGTCTTTCATGAATTCGTCCTGGAGAACTCTGACCAGATCCAGACATAAATAAAAAGGCGCCACGCTCGTGTTCATTCCTTTGAACAGACGTGCGTACGCTCCTCCTCCCAGCATCTTGTCGATTGTTCTGTGGCACAGATCAATCAGTGCGTCATCGATGGTTTCTACTTCGGCTGTAGCCTTTGTGAATTCATCAGCGGCCTGCAGTGCCTTCAGGCTGTTGCAGTCCATCTGGAATGTTTCACCTTCGATATTCAGTGTTTTGATATTTTCCTTCTGCAGTTTCAGTTCCATGGTTGCCTCCTGTCTTTCATTGAAGTGTTATTCTGCCGCGTCAGCAGTGAATGTTTTCGATTTGATATTGTATCTACCGACTTCCTGGTCTCCCTGCTGTGCAAATGTACCGGATACCGTCAATTTTGCACCCGCTTCTCCTGAGCCCGGATTGTCTGGCTGTACTTCATATGTTCTGTGGTATGCCTTGTATTCGCCGGCTCCTGGCGTCACTTCGTTCCATGTTTCCACTTCTACTTCTTCAAATGTCGCATGGATCTTCTGTTCCTTGCCGACGGAATAGAGCCAGTATGCAAAGTCATCACCCGGGTATGCTCTTCCTTCGTAGGATACTGAGGGTGCGTAGCCTGTGAGCTGGCTTGTCTTGTTTGTTTCGGCGATGTACTGCACGCCTTCATCTGTTTCCGGGTTGAGAGCCTGTTCCCAGTTTGTCAGCCCTTTGTTTGCGAGGACATATTCCTTGTCAAACTTTACGTAGTGGAGGTTTTCTTCCACTTTGATTTCTCTGTTTGGTAGTGTCATTTCAGTCCCATTTTCCTTTCTTTTCGTAGGTTAGTATGAACGAGCAGTAAAAGGTGGACAGCTTTGTGCCTTCCCCTGTGTAGTCTGCCGGCAGTGTGGTCATTTCTATTTCCTGCGCCACAGCATCGTCCAGCCTGAGGTTTGGAAAGCCTGCACTTTGCTCTTCCTCCAGCACCTGGTGGATTGCCTCTAGAATTCTTGATAGGTCCAGCCTTGCCTTTGTATCTTTTCTGCTTGCTTGAATATAAATCTCAAACGGAAATTCTGCGCGGTATCCGCCGCCCAGGTAGGATTCCTTTTCTTTTCCGTATCCCTGCCTTTTGAACAGCAGGGCTGTCTGTGTACTGTTTTCGAAGTACTCCAGGTTCCACGGAATGCCATTGATGTCAATCTTTGACATGTACCTGTACAGTCCGTCTTCGATCTGTTTTACGTCTTCCAGTTTCATCGATTGAACTCCTTCTTGAAAAGCGCGCCCGCCAGTCTGTCCCAGGATGAGCCTCTCTGCGTGAACGTCTTCTCTACCCATCGTGATCCGCCCTGTCTGTAGGTCAGGTTGCGGTTTGTGTAGATCTTCTTTTCACCATAGTGTGCCCACGGGCTGTGGCTGTTTTCGCCAATCATGACTTTACCGGTATGCTGAAAGTGCGCATACGGCGTATCCCACACGATATAGTCATTTGTCAGCGGTGCCCATCTCAGAGCTGAGTTCCTGAGGGCTCCTGTCTTGAGCGGTACGTTTGCGTTGCAGTCCTTGATGATTCTCAGCTTGATCATCGGCTTGATCTTTTGCAGGCACCTCTTTGTTCGTGCTGTGATGCTGTCGACAGGAAAGTCGACAGTAACTTCTGTATCAATCATTCGGCCTGCACCTCTATGAATTCCGGTTCGTTTCTCAGCGGATTTGTGTGAGTCACGCCCGTTATCTCATATTCCTGTCCCTGGTACTCCAGTCTGTCTCCTGCACGGAGCGTGAACTGTCGCATAGGGTTTCTGAAGTTCTGCGGTTCGCTGTACTCCTTTGTTGCCTTGATGTCGTTTGCATCAATAACCACGCTTACACCATCCTGGTTGCTTCTGCCGGTGTTGCCAAGGCTGGAACTTCTGACGAGTTCCACCTTGACCCTTTCCAGGATTGCCTCGGAGCGCTGCTCCTGCATGTCCTTCTCCGGCAGCACATTGATTACCTTGATTGTGTGCGGTCTCAGCCATCTTGGTGATTTCATAGGAGCACCCTGGAGCCGAGTCCCGAACGCATCAGCTCGTAGTCAATCTGCGTTTTTGCAACGGGTGACAGTGGCAGGTTGTACAGCTTCGGTGTACTCGAGCCGTCATCCATGGAATAACTGAACCCGCTGGTAGTTACCGTCTTCAGTGCCATGTCATTATTTCCCTGGAAATAGTCAAGACCTCCGTGCGCATCTACAAATTCGATTTGTCTTACGATTGGTGTCTTGAGCTTGATTCCATATTCCTCCAGAGGTCTTACCCTCCAGTAAGGGATGCGGGTCTTAATGTAGGCATCGATGACTTCTTCGACCAGCGGTTCCAGTCTGTCGTAGTCCTTCTTGGATGTGATGGCTCTTCCGCCTAGATTGCTGTACTCCTCAAAGGTTACGATCATGGTTCACCTCTCAGGCTGCTGCTGCGACTTTGATGTTTCTGAAGACGCCAGCCTTTGTGCTGTCCTTGAGGACGATACCGGCAACCATTTCAACTTCACCCTTCTTGACTGCTCCTGGCTTGGATAGGTCAGGGAGGTATGTGTTGATGATCTTTCCGCCCTTTGGTGATACTGCGTGTAAAGCGTCAAGTCCGAAGCAGACCGCATAGATTGCTGTAGTGCCTGTCTTTGCGTCTGTGCCGACTACATCGACAGTCTTGCTGCTTGCTCCGTCGTAGTATCTGCCCATGTCAACGATTGGGATTCCATCGTAGGCGTCTACGCCTTTTCCGAAGTCGTCCTTGCTCTGTGTGTAGTAGCCCATGAGCTTGGCAATGTATTTCAAGGCTGTTGCTGTCTTGGAATTGCAGAGAAGAGCATCAGGCTTCTGTGAAAGTGTTGCGAGCCATGTATCAATCTGGAAAGTGAACGCTTCGGCGTTTGCCTTGATTGCATCAACTGTAGAAAGGTCTACGGCTGCTGCTGGCTTGTATTCTGTGGAGAGGCCTGTGCAGAGTGCGTCTAATCCGTCAAATGGTGTATTGTCTGTGTCAGCCTTGCCGTTCTTTGTAGACTTGCCGTTGATAAAGTCATAGTGGAACTTGTTGGATACTGCCTTTGACTTCTGCTGAAGCTGGAAGCTGATTTCAGATTTTGCTGCTGTTCCTTCGAGAACACGGTCTACTTCAAATGCACCACCGAAGATCTTTAAATTGATGACCTTTGTTGCACGGATTGCTTCACCTGCAGTGTATTCGCTGTTGATCTTTCTTCCTTCTGCTACAGATGGTGTCAACAATTGAGTGTAGCCGTATGCGAGTGTAGATCCGCCTGTTCCTGGGGATACTGCGTTATCGAATGTAAGCTTGTCTAGAATAAAAGAATCCCTGCGGAATTCATCGATTACTGTCTGGTCGATTTTGTCTGCTAGCCCGACCTTGGCTTGTGCTAGTGTTAATGGCATCTATTTTCTCCTTGTTAGTCTTTGTAGTAATCAGCCACGGCATCTTCGATAGAATTGATTTCTGTCTTTGTTGCCGGGTCTTCGTGCTTCCCACCCAGATTCACCTGAGTCTTTGGCTTTGGTGCCTCTGTGAATAAGAAGTCGTCTTCCTTCCGGATGTCTGCGATCTGTTCGTCGAGTCCTTTGACTTCTCCATCGTCTCCGATTGTGATCTTGTCAAAGTCCAGCATGCCCAGGAGTGCCTTCTCTGAGCGGGCTCCTGACTTGGCTACTGCCAGCTGTACCTTGGATGCGATTCTTTCGGCTTCGATGTCGTCTGTGTACTTCTTCTGCCAGTCCGCTACATCCTGCTGAAGTTTTTTCACGTCTACGCCGTCGTAGTCCTGAACTTCCTTTGTGAGCTCTGCGATTCGTGTGTCTCTTGCCTGCAGATCACTGTCGTACTTCCCTTTGGATACGTAGTCGCCTGTGGCTAGATTTGCGATTTTGATGTCCTTTTCGTGACCTTTGAGTGCTTCTGCGACCTGGTTGTAAAGGTCTACGCCGAGCACGTCCTTTAAAAACTCCATGATTTCCTCCTGCGTTTTTTATATCTGGTTCTCTCCAGTGTTAGAGTCAGCCTTTTTAAGCGCATGCTGAGGCGCCGGTGAACCTTTTAAACGCCTTGTTCAGGGCATAAGAAAAGGCGCCGTGCTGGCGTCTTATTTCTTCTTGCTTAGTTTTTCTTTCTGGGCTTCTCTGGCTTCTCGTGCTGCCAGGGCCTTCATCACTCGTGCTGCTCTTTTCTTGACCGATCGTGGTGTGCAGTCGATGACATTTCCCGGCAGTGTGTCTACCTGGATAAAGCCGCCGAGCGCTTCATTCTCTTCTCTTTGAAGTTCAGCCTGTGTTTTCTTCTTTGCCATGTTCTCCTCCTTATTCCGCTGTAACGTCTATGATAATCTGCCTCTTTGCTCCGCCTTGCTTTGGATAGGCGGTAGCGCCTGTATAGTGGGCACCTGTGATTGTAAATCTAGTCCCCGTATCCAGCAAGACTTCCGCCTGGCTTCTCTGAATAAGTGCGGCCTTCGTTCCCTTCTTGGCCTGGATGTTCAGGATTACTTCTCTTCCTCCTGAGGCAGGTCCTCCTGGAAGGAATGGTGACATTCCCTTTGTGTGGCTGGTTGATGTGAAGCCCTTGTTTACCCAGGACTGACCTACCAGCGCCTGCTGGAGCTGGGTGTCGCCGGTCTGTGATCGCGTGCTGTTGAACTGCTGCATATTGATGCCTATTCGCTTGAGCATGTCGTCATGGTCTCCTCGGTACAGGATGTAGTTGTCCTGCATCGGAGTCATGATGCTCTTCAGTCCGCTTTCTGTGGTCTTCTGTTTCGCGGTCAGCGGTCTTCCTGTGTTCAGTGCCTGGTTGAGGTTCTGTGCGTGGTTGAACCCGTTTGAAGCGTAGCATGTAGGGTCGGTGTAGTTGTGGATGGCTTTCAGGGCTGCGCCTGTCTGCTTCTGTCTCTGTGCGGTCAGCATGCTGTTCTGCGCCGCTGGATCCATGGCCTTGAATTTCAGCTTCTGTGCTCCGCCTGTATTGCTCAGTCCGCCCTTCGGGCTTCTTCTTCCTCCGCTTCCCATCGTTCTCCTTTCTACGCTCCGTAGAGCCAGTTGTCATTCTTTATGAATTCATGCTCGACTCGTCCCTTGAGCCTGTCTTCCAGCATTTCTCTGTATGCCGTGCTTCCGGTTCGAACATATAAAAAGGTCGGGCTTAGGCGTTCTATAGCTGCGTCTAATCCTGACCAGAATAAAGGCCGCGCCTCCGGGTCTCGAAGCGGGCCGATTGTATTGATCCAGAGTACTGAATTCTCCGGGATTCCTTCAAAGCAGTATTCGTGGCTTTCTTCATTGCTGAATGAAAGGCTCGGGATCACTTTGATATTGTTTATCTGCGCGTACCGTGCAAACCAGTTGTTACGGTAGTGGTTGTATTCCTGCAGTGGCCGCGGCATGTCTGTATACATGCTGAAGTCCGGGCTTACGATGCCTCGGTACTTCTGAAGCATCGGGATGTACTTGTCCGGATCGTTCCAGATTCTTTCGAACTTGAAGTCCTGGATGTGGAAGTGTACCCACCTGTCCCAGTCGTCGTTCTTTGCGGCTAAATGAAAGGGAATCGTTTTAGCGATTCCCTCTGTTTCTTCTTTTGTGATTGGTTCTATGATCGGATAACCCTTTTCTGTGAATTCGAACTCAGTCTCGTCTGTCTTGAACCAGTTCAGGATATCCTGTCCGTTGTTGCTTGCGTTCTGTCTCATCTTAGCGCCTCTATGAATATTACGATTATCCTTGCTATCACTTCCGCGATACCCTTTTCGAGACCTTCGGTCGTCTGTTCCATGCTGTCGCGTATGATCTCCGGGATTCTGCATACGATTTCGTTAATCACTTTATCACCTCTACGATACCCTTCGCCAGTCTAGCTGCTTTCTGCATGAGGCTATTCTCCTCCAGATATTCCAGTCCGGCTAGTGTAATCTTTGTGTACCGGAGATCAGTCAAGGTTGGTTTTGTATCTCCGAGGTACTGTGTTTCCTGCGGTCCTTCTATGTATCCTGCGTGCAGGAGCTGGACGAGGATTGCATCTCTTGTATTCTTGTCTGTTCCCAGTCTTTCAGGTGCTATCCTTTGCTCGTCGAATTCATCAGCGCTCATGCTGTCGCGTAGATTTTTCAGGATTTTGTAGATAATCTTGTTAATTTCTGACATATGATTTTCCTCAAAAACAAAAGGACGGCTGACCGTCCTCCTTGTTGCTAGCTCCTAGCCTGGTGATGCTTACCCAGGATCCCTTTTGGCTCAGTGAGCGTGTGGACGCATCGTTCTTCCACCTCTAGGAGTTTGTACCCATAATCTACCATCATTTCTGCTTTTTGTAAACTACGACGTACCTTTTCGCTTTTATGTATTTTTCTAGTCGCTTTTCAGTCAGGTATTGCCCTGTGATAATGGAGTTTTTATATCCGACAGCGTCCGCATTGGTGCTTAATCTTACAACAATTCGCAGCTTTGAATTTGTGCTATCGAGTATAGCCCATCGGGTTCCTGGTTTTTTCGTATCCTCGATGACCATATCCGGTTTTGTAAGCAGTTCTTTAAGATTAGCCATGATTTCATCGTACGCTTCAGGGTGCCTGCTTTTTATGTGTTCTTCGCGTTCTTTCATCAGAACCACTTTTGTCGTTTGCAGATTATCTGCTGCAAAAATTGCAGGATCAAGATCTCCGATATCCTTTTGCTCCGCAGGGGCGCTGATGAGCTTGGTCTGCTGTGTCTGTGACTTAACTGGTGCCTTTGTGGACGGTTTCCTTTCGTTTTGCGCGCTCCATGCCTTTTCTGCTGAGTAGTCGCGCTTCAGGAATCCGTTTGAACTCTTGATCAGATCATTGATCTTTTCTTTGTAGTAGCTCTTCCACTTCCTTGCTTCTGTGGTGTCCTGGCCTCCGGCCTTGAGTACCTTCTCTTCTCTGTCCCACTTGCGCATCTTGCGTTCAAGGGCTCTCTGCTGCTGCTCCATCTGATAGAACTGTTCGTTCTTTGTTTCGTCGATGTGGTAGTAGGTCTGCTCGTCTCCTTCTCCGAAGAACGGATAGAACTGATGCCTGCAGTTGTAGCCGCCCAGGCCTGTTGCTGTTCCGTAGCCGGTAGCCTCGTAGAAGTTCTCGTAGTTTCCTGCTGGATGGTTTCTCCAGTAGATCTTGCCCTGCCATACGGCATGGCTTGGTCGTGCTCCCAGGTGACTTGAAACTTCCACCAGGTTGATGTCCATATCGTCCAGCATGTCCTCTTCGCATTTCAGTGCGTTCTGTGCCACGCTGGTTCTTACAGCAACCCTTACGGCCGCCTCTACGCTTCGCTTGGCTCCTGTCGGGTATGTGACTTCTCCCAGCCCTTCCTTGGCCAGCTTTCTGATGGCGTTGGTCACCGCCTGGTCATAGCTGTACGCTCCACTTGCCACCTGAAGGTATGCCTGGTCGTACAGATTCATCATCTGAGCTGTGGCCAGCTGTCCTGTCGTTCGTGTAAGGTTGGATAGCTCGTTCTTGGCTATGTTGGTACTCTTCTCGATCTGTCTTCCAAAGGACAGCCCGCTGGTATCGTACCCGTGCTTCTCCAGCTGCACGATCGTATCGCGTGTGCTCTTGTAGGTGCTCTCGTTCATCAGCTTTTCTACTTCTGATTCACTTGTGTTCAGTACCTTTGCCAGCGCCCTGTTGATGTACTCCTGCTGGAGCGACAGTTCCCTCAGCTTTGCGTTCAGGTATTCTGTCGTGCTTGTCATGCTTCCTGCGTGCGCTATCCTCTGCGCCATATCGACCAGGATCTCTGTGACCAGCTTCTGGTATTCACCTTCGATCCCGTCTGTGCATTTCTGCAGATAACTTGGTGTCAGTGCCATACGTCAGCCTTCTAGTCGTCTACACCGCCCGAATTGGCCCCATTTGGGCCCGAATTCGCGCCATTCTGGTCTCCCGGGTTGAATTGTCCGGCCAGCGTCTGCTGTTGCGCAGCGGCCGTTTCTCCGGTCATTTTACGGGCCGTTTCTTCGTCTTCTCCGTCGTACTTTACACGGTACTCCCATTTCTGTCGGATTCCGGCAGCGATTTCCTGCATGAATCTCATTCTTTCGGCCTCTTCGTCCGCGAACATCGTATCATCAAACTGAATTGTGATACGTGCGTCCACGTCCAGCGGCTGGTGGAGCTTCTCCCTGCCCAGGATGAGCGCTGCTCTTGTCAGATCCTTCAGTGCCTCCTGGATGGCGATTCTCTGCTTCCAGACGGATTCTGTCAGATCCTTGTTGCTGGCTTTGACCTGCGTTGCTGTGGTCATGTTTGCCTGGTTGAACTGGTAGCGGTTCTGCCCCAGTCCTACCTTGGCGCTCAAGAGGTTCAGATTGAACTGCACGTTCTCCTTGTTCTCGTCCACTCTGAGACTCGGATTGTACTCGTTAAAGAATTTAGGATCTCCAGGGAGTGCTTCTCCTGTGGTCACGTAGAGCGACTTCTCCAGCGTTGCTCCGATGTCCGGTTCCTGCTGGACGACTCTGTCCTGTCCATTCTCGTCCTTTGCGTAAGTCTTGGGCTTGAGCTGGACGGCTGCCTGGTCCATGAAGACGCGCTTCTTGCCCAGCAGCGTATCCATGAACATGTTGTCGTAGCTCAGATCGCACAGCTGCAGGTTGTCTATCGCATTTGCGTAGATGCTGGCTCCCAGCGGTACGTCTGCGATGTTGTTTTCAATGTTCGGCTTCATGATCACGAACGGTTTACATGGCAGTACGTAGGATTCCACTTCTCCGTGCGGTCCTGGTACTTCCTCGTATCCTCCGCCTCTGTTCACTCTGTAGAAGTGGTTCGTGATGAGGTATTCTCCGTCGTCATTCAGCTTTTTGAAGATCTGAACATAGAGGTGCTCCTGGCCGTCCTGCGTGTAGTTGCTGGCCAGCGCTACATCTGTGATGTCTTCATCGTCGTATGTCAGCGGTACGATCATCTGTGCGTCCTTGATGACCTTCAGCTCGAGTCCTTCTCCTGCAAGTTCTCCGCCCTGTTCTGTTGCTCCTGTCAGCTGCCAGTAAAAGCAGACGGTTCCCTGTGCGAATTCTCTTTCAACAGCCTTATTGCCCTTGACCCAGAATCCTGTCTTTCCCAGGATGCCTCCGTTCTGCTCATCGGTGTCTCCTGTCAGCCATTTCTGTGTTTTGTTGGTGTCGTGTTCTCCGCACTCTATCAGGATGCGTGTCTTGTCGTTGAGCAGAAGGTTAGCCCAGTCCTCGCAGAGCTTCTTTGCCATGCGCATCTGTTTTCTCTTTACCTGGGCTCCGTTGTCCTGCACGTCCCTGATCCAGTAGTTGTGGAATTCCGGGACGTATCCTCTCCACCAGTCTTCCCACAGATGAATGTCCGTGTAGTACTGCTGGATGTTATCACTGACCGGGTATCCCAGGTCGCTTAAAATTGTGAAAAGTAGTTTCATCATTCCCTCCTGCCTGTGATCACGGTCATGAATGTCGACCATGAGTAAAAGTGGGCATCGAAGGTATCGATGTCCGTCGTGAAGTCATCGAGGATCTTGTCCTCTTTTGACTTGCTGTCGTACAAAGCCGTGCTCAGTGCTTCTACCACCATAGGCACGGCCTGAAATTTCATTTTGTGTCTGTTCAGCATCATGTTGTATGTCAGGATTCTTGTCTTTCCTTCGACCTTCTTGCAGTCAGCCACCTGTGTCGAGAATCCTGCGTTTCTCACTGCGGCTCTGATGCTGTTCAGGATGACCTGTTCTGCGTTGTCCACGAAAACATAGGCCACGTAGTAGCCCTGCTGCTCCAGGCTTCCCAGGAGCGCTACTGTCTCCTGGCACAGTCTTTCTGCGTCTATCGTGCCTTTGCTGTGAACGATCTTTCTTTCTGCAAATGTTACGATTTCGCTCCAGTCCATTGTGATTCCTGTAGCCACCAGCGTGCTGTGGGATTTCGTTCCGCCGATATCCAGGCCGATGTTGATGCGTCCGAACAGCGGCAGTTCTCCCTTGACTTCCCATTCGCTCGGGTTGTCTGCAAACTGAGGGAAGAGCAGACCTTCTGCGTTGCACCACTCTCCCAGGATGTATCGGTTGTAGTAGACCGTGCCCCTGTATTCGTTCTTCAGGTTCTCCACGAAGTCCGGCGATAGAAATGGATTGTCATCGATGCAGTAGTGCTGCTGGAAGATGTCCGCATCGCTCTGCAGGAACTTGTGAAACCAGTGGTTCTTGTTGTCCGGGTTGCACGTTCCGTCAAAGCATGAGTATGGCTTGTCTAAACGTGATTTGAGCATGTTGAAGACTTCTTCGTTCCATGTCACCACTTCGTCTCCGTAGCAGTACTTGAGGCTGGATCCACGGATCTTGTCTACCTGTGTGATTTTGTCTGCGCCCAGCGCGTAGCATTTCTCTCCGAAGAGGTCGACCGTGTTGTCTGGTCGGATGCCTCCCACCAGTCTTGCTCCGTACATGTTTCTCATCGGCGCAAGCACGTTTCTTTCAAGTGTGGACTTGGTGTTGCCCATCAGAAGTACCAGGCCGTCCTTTCCTGCAACGGCTCGGATGCGCTTCGGGATGATGTAGTAGTCCAGCCAGGTCTTGCCTGATCTGGTGGCTCCCGTCTTGACGTTCCATCGGTGTGGCTTGGTTGTCCAGAATTCCTTCTGCTTCTCACTTAGTTCCATTGTCGTCCTCAGCCAGCCTGTCGATTCCCTTCAGCAGTTCATCGAGCTTTGTCAGTTCTGACTTTCCGCCGTTGGTCTGTTCCGTCAGTGCCTTTGCCTGTGCGTTCATCAGGTTCGTTTTTGCTCTGTCCAGCTTGGACTGCGGCTGCTGGCCTGTAAGGTCTCGGATGTATTCCGCTGCTCTTACGTCGCCTTTGATGGCCTTGTTGAACATGGCCACTGCCATCAGCATCTCGTTTGTCATCTGGTCTTCCGGGATGCCCAGGTCTGCCAGCTTGGCTTTGTTTCTGTCTCCTGGCTCCAGCGCAAGGATGACCTTCAGGCTGTCCTTCAGGTGCTTCTTCTTTGCGATGACCTTCTGTGCGGCAATTCCTCCGCGTCGTCCCATCTCTGCTGCTGTTTCCTTTGTGAACGGCTTTGTAAGGTTCGCGAGCTGTCTCTTCTTTCCTTCGCTCATCTCAGCCATTAGCAAGCACCGCCTTCTCTCCTGTCTGCTGTTCCCAGCGGTCTATGATGACGTCCGCGTAGCGCGGGTCGTATTCCATCATGAAGCATTTTCTGTTCAGCTGCTCGCACGCGATGAGCGTTGAGCCTGAACCTCCGAACAGATCGAGCACGTTCTCGCGTGTTCTGCTGCTGTTCTTTACGAGCCTTGCTATCAGCTTGATCGGCTTCATCGTCGGAGGCAGGTCGTTCTTGGCCGGCTTCTTCTCGTTGATCACCGTAACGTCCGGATATGTCTCCAGGATTCTCTGTACCAGCGCCTTCAGCTCGTCCTTCTTCAAGGCATCGAGGTCCAGCTCGTCATCGTCGATTACTGTCGTCAGGGCTCTGTTGTTGATGAAGTAGTGGCTTGCGCCGTCCTTCCATCCGTAGAGGCATGGTTCGTGCTTCCACTGGTAGTCCTGTCTTCCGAGCACCAGGCTGTTCTTGTTCCAGATCAGCTGCTCTCTGACTTCCAGGCCTGCGTTGTTCAGGGACTGCTCAAAGTCCAGGTGTGTACGGCTTGCGTACCAGATATAAAAAGCGCCGCCTGCCTTCAGGTGGTCGCTCAGGTTTTCAAATGCTGCAGTCAGGAACTCCTGGAAGTTCGCGCTGTCCATGTCGTCGTTCTCGATGGTCATGCCCTGGCTGTTCTCGATGGCTACGTTGTATGGCGGATCAGTTACCACCAGGTCCATCGTGTTTCCATCGCACAGTTCTTCCACGTCCTGTCTGCTTGTGCTGTCTCCAATCATGAGACGGTGGTCGCCAAGCCTCCAGATCTGGCCTCTCTTTGTCATCGGCTCTGTCGGGATGTCCGGCTCGTAGTTGTCCTCGACTGCTTCTGCCGTGTCTACCTCATCCTGTACAAATCCGAAGTCGGACATGTCTATGTCCAGGCCGTCCGGCTCCTGCAGTTCCTCGTCTAAAAGGTCGAAGTCCCACTCTGAGGCTTCAGCGACCTTGTTGTCTGCCAGGCGGTAGGCCTTCACCTGTGCTGGTGTGAGATCATCTGCCATGATGCACGGGATTCTCTCCAGCCCCAGCTCCCTGGCTGCCTTCCATCTCGTGTGTCCTGCAATGATGACATTGTTCCTGTCGATCACGATCGGCTGCTTGAAGCCGAACTCGCGGATGGAGTTTGCTACCAGGTCTACTGCCTGGTCGTTGATTCTCGGGTTCTTATCGTAGGGCACCAGTTCACCTGGTGTCATGTATTTGATGTTCATTAGTGTCGGTGTCCTTTCTTTCTTCCTGGGCCAGGAGGTTTTTATGATTACAGCATTGACGTTCAACAAAAGGGAGAATTTCCTCCTGGCATGCAAAAAAGGACAGGCCTTCGAGAGGAAGTGTAAGAACCCTCGTATCAGCTTGTCCTTTTTTGACTTTTAAATAATAGCACGGTTTTTTGGTACACCGGGGGTACTTTTCATCCCAGGGCTTCAATTCTCGACTTCAGGTGCTTCCACAGTCCCTTCTTCGTGTAGCCGTACTTGGCTGCTGTCTGCTCGTAGTTCTGCTGTAAAAGGTAGACATCCATCAGTGCCTCTCTGTCCGGCTGGTCCAGGTTTTCAATCCACCCGCACTCCTGAATCAGCCATGCCAGCATCCTTGCCTCTTTTTCTTTTGCCTCTACGGCTTCGATCAGGGCCACAGGCGAGGCATTCGGGTCGTGCTGGTAGTGTGGAAGGGGTAGCGGCGATCTGGCCTGCTGCGGGCTCAGGACGGGGCCGGATCGGGCGAGCCCGGTCATCTGGTGCCTCAGCACCTCGATGTCCTGGTTGACCCGTATCAGTCTGCGGTTGTAGTAGACCGTCCCTCTCAGCTGCTGGATTGATTCTCTGTAGTCCATCTCGTTACCTCCTCAGGGCTTCTATCAGTGCCTTCTGTGTCACGTCCTTTGTTTCCAGTGCCCGCGCCTCGTCTTCGTCTATCGTTCCTTCGGCCATGATCCGGTAGATGGTCACGGGCTGTGTCTGGCCTTGTCTGTAGATGCGTGCGTTTGCCTGCTGGTAAAGTTCCAGGTTCCAGTTCGGCAGGCTGTACCAGATTGCGATGTGCCCGCCCTGCTGGAGGTTCAGCCCGTGACCTGCGCTTGCCGGGTGCACCAGGAGCACCTCGATTTCTCCCAGGTTCCAGTCTGTGATGTCCTTTGCTGTCGTCAGTGCTCTTGCCTTGTGGTCCTTCTGCAGGTGTGCGAGGAGTCGATCCTTCTCGTGCTGGAACCAGTAGAACACGATCACCGGGTTCCCGTTGGCTGCTTCTATCAGGTCGTCGAGTGCATCCAGCTTCGTGCTGTGGAGGCATTTCGTGCCCTCTGCGCGGCCGTTCATGTTTTCCCTGGTGTACACCTCTCCCGAGGTGATCTGCTTCAGCTGGGCGCACAGGACGCCCGCATTTGCGGCCATCACCTGCTCGTCGTCTATGCTTAGGATTTTCTCGCGTTTGAAAGCGTGGTATCTGTTCATCACTTCCTTCGGCAGTCTGACCTTGTAATCCAGATATTTCACCGGTGGAAGTTCTGCGCAGTCCTTCTGGTCCAGGCTCATGCAGATGTCTCCGATTGCCTCGTAGATCCTTCTGTCTGCTCCTGGCTGCACGAGCCATTCGTACACGATGTAGCCGTTCCTTCTTCCCGGCTGCAGGTAGTTTTCTCTGAATATCGTCAGTGTCCTGCCCAGTCTCTTGCCTCTGTCCATCAGGTACACCTGGCTCCAGAGGTCAGGGATTCCTCTCGGGGCCGGGGTTCCTGTCAGTCCGATGAATCTGTTCACCCTCGGCATCACTCTCCGCAGTGCCTTGAATCGCTGGCTTCTCGGGTTCTTGAACGTTGACAGCTCGTCGATCACCACCATGTCAAAGCTGAATTCTGAGGTCTCGTCAATCAGCCAGCAGACGTTCTCCTTGCCTATGAGGAAGATGTCCGCATCCTTCTCGAGTGCCTTCCTTCTCTGCTTCGGGGTTCCGGCAACTACCGAGTAGGTCATGTCTCTTGTGTGGTCCCACTTCTGTATCTCGTCCGGCCAGGTGCTCTGTATGACTCTGACGGGTCCAATGATCAGAACTCTCTGAATCAGTCCAAGGAGCAGCAGGTCCTGGATGATGGTCAGCGTGGTCACTGTCTTTCCTGCTCCCATCGGCAGGAAGAGTCCGCATCGGTCATTGTCGAGTGCGAACTCTATCGCCTTTCTCTGATAGGCGTGCGGTTCAAAACTCGTCATAGTTGTTCATGTTCGGGCATCTGGCGTATGTCTTCAGCTCGTTTACGAACTGGTCGACCTGCTCCTTGCTTGAAAGCACGTATATGAATGCGCCCTCTTTCTTCATCTGCCGGAAGACTGTCACCTGCAGGGGTCTTGGCTTCTCTCCTGGTCTTTTGAGCTCGACGAACATCGTTCGTCCCTCGTGAATGATGATCCTGTCTGGAACTCCTGCGGTTCCCGGGGATGTGAACTTGAGGCACAGCCCTCCGATCAGTCCGATTCTGCTGTGGAGATGTCTTTCTACCTGGCTCTCGATCATTTTCTGTCTCCGTAGAATGACTTCATTGTCTGCTCGAACTTCTTTGCGCATTCCGGGCACAGGTCTCGGCGGTCTTCTGTTCTTACCCATCCTTCCGGAAGGTCTTCGTAGCGGTCCGGTAAGTGGATACCATTCACTACGCTTGATGATCCTTCTGGATCCTGCTTTACTGTGATTGCTGTGTGGCATCTGTCGCATTCGACATATAATCTTTTCTCTCTCATATTGTTCTCCTTTTTCTCTTAGAGTCCCAGCTCTTCTGGTGTGTATCTCTTTTCAAGTTTCATTCCCTTGTACATCCTGCCCTTTTTAAAGCTCGGGAAATGCATACCGTCGTCTTTAAAAAGTATCAAAATATATTCTTCCCCGGTGTAGGTTTCTAACTTTTCAATTGCTATAACTTCTTTTCTGAAGGGTCTGATTACTTCGCTGAGGTATTTCTTCTCTACCTTGTCGAGGAGTTTCTGCTTGTACTCCTGTGCCCTCCATTCCAGGATACTGTTCGTGTAGTTCACGCTGATGGTCTTGATCTCTGGATCGATATAGTTCTGAATATTGAAGAAAATCATGCTGGGGTCTTTGTAGCGCTCCTTCAGGATCCTCTTCAGTCTTTCCTTGTAATGCTCCAGGTTGGTTTCTTTTTCCATGTCATTGTTCCTCCTCTTATTTCATGGTCCATTTTAGGAACATCAGCCACGCTGCCATAATTACCAGTATCGTGATGTCGTTTGTTGTCATTTCGTGTATTCCTTTCCTTGTGTTTTTCGTGATGCAAACAGGGCAACGGTGGAACGCTCGCGCGCGTATATGCGTATATGCGTGTATATATGCGTGCGTATATGCGTTTTTTCTATGTATTTCATTAAGTTATAGAATTACTGTTGTCACTGTTGTCTGTGGCTGTTTTAGCCTTTATTTATGCGGATTTTTTCCGACAACGGTTTCAACTTTTAGCTGTTGTTTGAGTGTTGTCGCCGTTGTCGCGTCACTGTTGTCACTGTTGTCACTGTTGTCGGATTATCCTTGAATCTGTTGTCGGCTTTAAGTAGGCCCTCTGGCACCCGTACAGAGCTCCAAATTTCAGGGGATTCTTGCTCCGATCCCATCCGATCCTTGTCATGATGGCCTTCATTTCTCGCTGGTCCTGGTTGCTGAAGCTCAGCTTGCTTCCATCGAATACCTCGCACCAGATTTCCAGCAGACACACCCTGTCTCTTTCCACGGTGCCCTGGTTGTCCGGGTTCTCCAGCCATGACTTCCTCTCGAACAGGGTCATGTCCTTCCATCCTTCCGGCAGCTTTCTTTCCAGGTAGTCCCGCACCAGGTCCTCTCTTACGGAGTGGTATGTATGATCGTCCTGGATCCTTGTGGCTGTCTCTGTCAGTTCTCTGTCCAGGTACAGCGGTTCCTTGTCTTTGTATCTCTGCACTGCTTCCGCCCAGATCTGATCACGCTCCTGCGGCAGCTCGTCAAAGATGTTTTTTGTTGCTGCTGTCGCGTCTGTCTGTATAGGCAGGAATCTTCTGTTTCCTGTAAAGTCCCGCAGGAACTCGTCGTCGTTTGTCGTGCCTACAAATACGCACTGTCTTGGATTGTCTGTCACTCTTCTTGCGTACGCCTTGCGGTAGCGGTCGTCTCTCTTTGAGATGAACTGCTTCATCGATTCGATGTCTGATTTCTTCGCTGCGGAAAGTTCCGCCCATTCGACGATCCATGATCCGTGCAGTGCCTCGTAGCCTTCCTTGCCCTGGATGCTTGTAATGGAATCACTGAACCACTCGCCTCCCATGATGCTCAGCATGTGGCTCTTTCCTATGCCCTGCTTGCCTATGAGTACCGGCATGCAGTCAAACTTGCACCCTGGCTCGAATACGCGCGCCACGGCTGCTGTGAATGTCTTTCTTGCCACTGCTCTTGTGTAGGGGCTGTCTTCTGCTCCCAGGTAGTCAATGAATAGCGTGTCCAGTCTCTCCTGCCCGTCCCACTTCAATGCTGCCAGGTAGTTCCGTACCGGGTGAAAGCTGTTTTTCTCGTGTACGAATGCGATGGCGTCGTCCACTTTGCCCTTGGCCACGATCCTGTATACCTTCTCCAGGTAGTAGCGCAGTCCGGCATCGTCCGTGTCGTCCCAGGTGTTATTGTCGCAGTAGCCCCACCATGGCAGACTTCCAACCTTGACAGGCTTCTGCTGGAACAGGTCGGTTCCGCCGACGCTGTCCTTCAGCTTTCTGTCATGTGTCATGATCTGCACGATGTTGTCTGTCGTGGCCATGAGGTTGCCCTTCTTGTCCATCTCCAGTGCTTCCATCCATGCATCATCGTCTTGCGTGTCATTTTCAGTGTCCTGTTGCGAGTTTTTCGCATCTGCACCACTGATTTCGTCACCCCAGGCGTCTTTTGCCTCCTGTGCCTTCTCTTTTGCCAGCTGTTCCTTTGTTGCCGTGTCACGGCTTGCAAGGTCCAGCATCTTCTTCTGGCTGTCAGGGTCGTCCCTGAACAGGTGCACTCTTACCAGGTCGAACGCGTTGCACAGCTGCTGGCTTGCAGGGTCCGTGCTGTGGTTCGAGTATGCGAATCTGTCATCATAGATCACCAGGCCTCCGGCCGTGCTTCCCTTGGCGTAGGTCCAGCGGTTCTCGCTGGCCGTCGGAATGTATTCCTCCGGGATGAATTTTTCTATTGCTTCCTGGATGGTGTAGGTTCTGCAGAATGCTCCGATCCATCCCTGCTTTGTCAGCGGGTCTTCCTGCTTCTTTCCCAGGTGTGCCCGGATGTCCGTCTCTCGTGATGATCTTGGCCATGTGCTGATGTCGTGCCAGTCTCTGTAGGAGGCCAGCACCTCATCGGCGCACAGTGTCTCTCCGTCCTTCTGTATGAAGACGTATTCTCCGTCGCTGCTGGTACTTGGCCAGAACATCATTCTTGACGGCTGGTATGTTGTGTCGTCGAAGTCATCCAGGCCGATAAATTCTGCCGTACGGCGCGCTATGGCCTCGTATTCTTCCGGCGTGACCTCTCTGTCCAGCGGGATGATCCATCGGTATTTCGGTGTGTTCCGGCTGTGCTTGTGGGTGCTGTAGATGCAGCATCTGTACGGGTAGAGCAGGTCGATCATGTCGGTGAAGTCCTTCTTTGCGAAGTCTGCATCCAGCGTGACCATTGATCTGCATACGACGTTCTGGTTCAGTCTTCTGCCGTCCCTCAGCTCGCCGGCCACGAATCCGCCGACATCCTTGATGTCAGCCTGCCGGTCCTTTGTCTTTTTCTTGTATTCCTCCAGGGTCTCTTTTGTGCGGGTCGTGTGTTCCAGCTTGGCCAGAATCTGTTCCCACGTGACTTCCCTGTTCAGGTAGGTCTTCTGAGTCCTGTTCTTGCAGGTAGCTATTTTCATATCTCTAGTCCTTCTTGTAGTAATCGCTCTGGAAGCCATCGGCCGTCAGTACGATGTCCGGCGCCCAGGCTGGCGGTGTGGCCATGATCTCCTTGAGCCTTGCCAGTCTTGCGTCTGCCTCGTCCTCTGGTACTTCGCAGATGACTTCATCGTGTACGTGCATCACCGGCCGGAAGTTCTCCGCTTCCAGCGTGGCCAGCGTGTCGCACAGGCAGTCCCTGGCGATGCTCTGCACCACGTTCTCGGTCAGCTTTCCGCCCCAGGTGGTGATGCGCGTCCACTGTCTTGTGGTCTGGTTCAGTCCCATGTATGAGATCTGCCCGTCCATGATCACCGGCTGGACGTATGCGATGCTGCGTCCGTTCGGCAGCCTGATGAACAGTACATCGCCATTCCTGTAGACGGCCATGTTGCGGTCCAGTCTCGCGGGGATGCCCTGGATTGCCATTCGTACGGCATCGTCCAGCTTCGACCAGTACTTCTTGATGTGCGGGCTGGCCTTGCGCCACTTCTGCACGATGTCTGTCATTTCTTCCTCTGTCAGTCCCATGGATTCTCCTCCCATGGCCCTGAGGGCATTGACGCCGCCTCCGTAGCCCAGGGCGAGTTCTGCGATCTTTCCCTTCTGTCTGAGATGTCCGTTCACGCCGTGCTTTACAACAGGCACACCGAACATCTGCGATGCGCTGGCGCAGTAGATGTCCTTGCCTTCCTTGAAGGCTTTCTGGCGCCAGGTCTCCCGCGTCAGCCAGGCTGTCACTCTTGCCTCGATGGCCGAGTAGTCTGCAACTACGAACCTGCAGCCTTCTCCTGGTACGATGGCAGTTCTGATCAGCGTGCTAAATACGTCGTTAAGGCTTCCGTACAGAAGCTGTGCCATTTCCCATTTCTCTTCCTTGACCAGTTCCCTGGCGCCGTCGAAGTCATCGAATGTGTTTCTCGGGAAGTTCTGCGGCTGGATCAGTCTGCCTGCAAAGCGTCCGGTTCTGCCTCCATAGAACTGGAAGCACCCGCGGACTCTGTTGTCCCTGCATGCGCTGCGCTGGAAGCAGTCATACTTCTTCACGCTGGTCTTGCCGAGCTCCTGTCTGATTTCCAGGGCACGCCTTGTCTGTGGTGTGATGTCATTCTTCAGCAGCTCAGTTACCGCTGTCTTGTTCAGGCTTTCTATTGCATGACCTTCCTGCCGTTCGATCCAGCTCTTCAGCTGTGCGAGGCTGTTCGGATTCTCCAGGTGTGTCAGGTCATGTGCTTCTTCCTGCAGCTGTGCTGTCAGTACCTCGTGCTCCATGAGCACCTTGCCTACAAGATCAGCGTCGATGCCGATGCCTCTGTCATTGATGTGCTGGTCAACCTGCCAGTTCTTCCATTCCTGGTCGGGTACGGGACAGATGCGGTTGAGCTTTTCAAATATGTATTTCTCTGTGACTACGTCCTGTCTGTTGTACTCTACGAATGTTTCCCACTTGTCAGGTGCATCCGCTGCTGTGTTCCTTGTCCTTCCATGGTTGCTTACGGTAGGCTTGCAGGGCTTGCAGAAATACTGAACCAGGCGCTTTCCTGCGGCCATCTTCTTCTTGTCTTCCGGCAGTCCCAGGGCATTGCCAAGCTGCGCCAGGCTGTTTGGGTAGCCCAGTTCTGCAGCCATGATCATTGTGTCCTGCCACTGTTCAGGTGGTAGAAAATCCAGAGGCTCCCGTGCATCTGGACTTCTGTATGTATTGATAATTGTCTGTGGTAGCTTTCTGATGTATACGCTCAGGCAGGTTCTTTCGAATGCTGCGTTATGCGCAACCTTGATAATGCGTGGATCCATGAGCAGTTTCACAAATCCAGAGTCGTACAGCGTCTCCGGTGTCGGATGCTCGATTACCTTTACGGGTCCGTCGTCAGAGGCATACCCGAAGAGGAGGATTTCGAAGTCCTCGCTCTCCGCGTATTTGTATGCTCCGCATTCTTTCAAATTGACGCTGGAGTATGTCTCCAGGTCAATATGCAGGTACCTCGGCTTCCTAGAGAAGGTCACCATAGTCGTCTCCCAGGCTGTCTGTTACGGCCTGTTCGATTTCATCTTTCCAGTCTGCTACTGAGGCTTTGAATCCGCTTAGGCTGTCTCCGTCCTTAATTTTGCATAGGGAATTAAGCCCGCAGGCGATGCCTTTCTTGGCCTTGCTGTATGGGTAGAAATTAAAGAGTACCTTTGCATAGCATCCGCTGTACACAATCTCTGCGATTTCTTCGGGTTCTAGCTTTCTTTCTCCCTTCTCTACTGCCATGATCAGTGGTGGTGTGGCGGATTTTGCTGTAAGGATCCAGCTGTTTTTGTATTCTGGGCTTTCGGCGTAGCGTTCGTCCTGATCCCCGTCGATCAGGAGTCCTTCTCCTCCTGGCGCTCTTAGTAGAGGCGTAACTCTAGTTTTGAAGCTCTGACCGAATTTCTCCACGCCATGTTTTACGGCCTCCTCGTAGCTCTTTTTGATCTGGTCGATGGTATTCTTATCATCTTTGCTGATGATCATTCCAGTGCTGTATTTTGGTGTGTTGCCCTCTTCAAAGGCGTATGGTTTGTCCAAGTGTACATATGTGAGTCTTACTAGTCCTGTTCTTACGTTAGTCATGCTTTCTTTTCCTCCTTAAGCATTAAATATTTCTTTTTTGTCAGCCTGTGCAGCTGTCTGATTTTGTCCGCCCTGTAGCGGTTGTTCTTCAGCCCCTGGATTTCTATGTTGAGCTGTCTGATCTTCTGGCTCAGTTCCCTGATTTCATCGCTCATCCTTCTGTGCCTGCTCGATCAGTTCCGTCGTCTGTACTAAGTTGTCCGCAAATTCATCAACTTCCGTCTTGAAGTATTTAATATCTTCGTGGAGATCCTTTACTGCCAGTGTCAGTTCATCACTGAGTTTTTTCAGATCTTCGTAAAAATACTTTGACGTTTCTTTCATTTGCTGGAGCGTCTCCTCCGTGTACTGACAGCATTCATATGCATCATTGAGTGCTGTTTCTCTGTCTCTTGTTACATCTGTGTGGTAGTCTTTCATTTCATTCTCTCCTGAAGCTCCAGCAGCATCTCAAGTGCTTTGATAATTGCTGCCTCCTGCTTCTCTGCTACGCTTCTCCAGCTTACGCAGTCGCAGTCGAGCACATCGTCCAGGGTCTTGTAGATGTCTGCGGCCAGCTCCTGCTTTGTCAGACTGTCTGTCATTTGAATTCCTCCCCGAAGGCCTCGAATGCCGAGGCTTCTCTGATATCTGGTCTCTTGTCGCTCTCCGGTACCAGCGTCGGAGCTCCTGGCGGTTTGATCAGTGTGTCGCCCAGGATCTTTGGAAGTTCATTCTTTCCTGTCAGCTTCTGAAGCTCTGTGATTGTCTTCAGCTTTGTCTCAGTGATGTCCGTGTACTGGTATCCGGCTGTCTGCAGTTTCTTCATGGCTTCCAGGTCATCAGTGATCTTGCGTCTGGACGTTCCCTCTACTACCTTGTAGCCTCTGTACTTTGTTCCGCTCAGGGCCTGTTCCAGGGCGTATTCCTGCAGGTCTTTGGCCCATGCGGTCATTTCCTTCAGCCTTGGAAGAAGATCGGCGATTTCGTCGTCTTTCAAAAGCATTCCGTTAAGCATTTTGTTCTTCTCGGCTACTTCTTCCTGCATCTGCGCTCTTGCTCTGCAGTTTGCCTTGACTTTGCAGAATCTGCACCACCCTCCAGGCATCTGCATTCCTTCTCCGGCGTAGGCCATCTTTGCCATTGGCCGTACTGTCCCTTCCAGCCATTTTTCCAGGTTTTCCACGGTCGTCGTGTATGAATCAAAGTGGTCGATGCGTGGCTGGTAGATGTGAACTGTGATGTTTCTGAATCCGTACAGAGGTTCGTAGATGTTCATCGTCCCTGCTGCATAGAGTAATAATTGAGAGTTGTGATATGCATTTACCGGTACTCCCTCTCCATACTTGAAGTCGATAACATGCAGCGTGTCTGTGCTTACGACTACAGCGTCGCTGGTTCCGAATCCCTCGGGTATCCATTTAGAAAGGTCAACCTCTACCTCTACGAACAGCTGCGCGCATGGATCTTTCTTCTTTTCTGCGTTCAGTACCTCAATTACGTAGTTCCTGTAGTTCGTGGTCGCCTCGTCCATCTCTCCGTCGGGGCACTTCACCTTCTTTCTCGGATGGCCCTCCAAGTAGTTTGTCAGCTTCTCCTCGGCCTTGGAGTGTGCCAGAGTGCCCTCTGCAGCGTATGCAGAGGCTTTCTCCGGTATCGTTTCTTCCAGTCTTGCCGATGGAGTGCAGCAGAGCCACCTCTCAGAGCTGGATGCGCTGAGCAGTGCGTGTCTACTTGGCATTGATGGCCTCCATCAGTTCAGGGTACTTTTCTTTAGGCATGCTGGATACGCTTCTTGCGCTCAGCTGGCTGAGGATTCCCTTGAATACCTCAGGGCTGTTCTTCTTGATGAAGTCCGCGCTTGCCGCGATCACTTCTTTTTCGGTGTATTCCTTCACCGGCTCTTCTTCGGCAGCTTTCTCAGTTACCGTCTCTTCCTCAGTGCACTCATTTGTTGTCCATCCACCTGTTGTGTTTCTCCAGGACACTCCGCCTTCTTCCTGTTTGGCCTCAGGCTTTGACTTCTTTGTAGCTTTGGCTTCCCTGTGTACCTGCTCGACTGCTTCATCGGCTTCTGCATCCGCCTTGATCTGCGAGTTTTTGCTGAGGAATGCCAGCAGTTCCTGGCATTCTTTCATTTCCGACTGCGTGTACTTGATACTTACATCAACAAACATTTTTATTTCCTCCCTTTTGTCCATGTTCTGTTGTTCCTTCTATATCCATCCAGCTGCCTTCATCATCTTCATGCTGGATTGGTGAGATGATTGTGTGATCATGCATCTCTCTGATCAGGTAGTCCCTCAGGCCTCGAATCTGCTCCAGGCTTTCGTTTCGGTAAGAAACTTTCTGGTCCCCGATCTGTGCCGTAAATCTGTACTTCTTTTTCGACATCCTTGTCTCCTTTTTTGTGCTTGTGCTATAATATCTATGTGTGTTTGTGCTAGTATTTGACTTCGTCATCAAATGCTAGCCCTTTTTTTTAGGCCCTCTCGTGTGCCTCGATGATCTTCTTTTCACTCAGGCCGAGGCACCCGATGGCTCTTTTTGTCAGCATGAACCGTCCGCCGCCTATGCATTCCAGCCCTTCTGCCTCTATATCTGACAGGAACCTGTTCCACAGTTTCGTTGCGGTCTTGTACCCGCAGTCCATGAACCTCTGGAACTCTTTTTTATTCATGTAGCCGCGGATCAGCATCCTGTACCTGAAGTCCTCCAGTCTTTCTTCGCTCATAGGCTCAGGGCTCCAAGCTGCAGGGCTACGATCAGCAGGATTGCTGCCGTCAGCCCGCAGATCAGCATGATGTCTGTACTGCTGAATATTTCTTTTACCGCTTCTTCCTCATGCTGCTTTCTGTTCATGAAGCTTGGAATCTCGAGCGGTTTCTCGAAATGTTGCACCTCTAGAGGCTTTTCTTCATTCATTGTTTGCACCTTCACTTTCTTCTTCCGGGAAGAACGTGCGTGTTCTGATTCCTGTAGCAGTTTGCGAGTCGTTCTTCTCGTCTTCTAATTCTGGAAAGAATGGGCGGAGCAGTTCTTCTGTTTCCTTGTCCAGCTCTTGTTTTTCTCTCTTGGCTTCTGCCAGGGTGACTGCCTCTTTTTCTTCCCTGCCGGCTGACAGCCTGTCTGCCCAGCTCTGTGCTTTCGCTAACTTGATTTCCGGGTCCAGTGGGATATCGGTGATTTCTGCGGTGTTCATCAGCCCTGCGTAGAGGTCGATTACCAGCTGAAATCCCCAGTAGGAATCCTGTTGGCTTGTTCCTTCCAGCGCTTTTGCGTATTTGAGGCACGCCTGCGCAAGGTCTGCGGCGTCCTCTGCTACCTGTCTGTAGAGCTCAGGTTTGCTCAGGTGCTCCTGCACGTACTCCTGTGCAATGATCGTCTTGAGCTTATTCTCTGCGAGCCATCTGTTGCTTTCCATTTCTCTTATTCCTCCCGTGTGTTCAGCGTGTCGCGCGGCGCAGCTTTTCTTGCAGTGCCAGGCGCTTTTGTATAAGCGGCTTGTACATTTCATCGAGGTCTTCCCCGAAGCTCTGCTCAGCTCGTCTTTTGTTTGCCTCTAGGTCCTTAATGGATCCCGCTAGAATGTTAGTCAGCATACCTAATTCATAGTTTGTCAGGTCTATCTTCATCCTTCTTATTCCTCCTCTCTAAGGGCTTCTATCTCTGTGAAGCTGTCCAGCGTCTTTTCGACATGATCTTTTAAGGCTTTCACCTTGTCGTAGTACTCTTTGTCCTTCCATGTTGTGAAGACCTTGTTTCTTAGAGTGCGGAGCTGTGAGCTCAGGCACTCATCCATAACTTCCAGGTCATCCTTTGTCAGGATCATTGATGCTGCTGCCAGAATTGTCGCCATCTTTCTTGTCCTCCCTGTTTCTTTCGGCTGTTTCCATCGCGTCCTCCATTCCTTTTCGAAGTGCCTCAGCACATTCCATAAGGCATTTCTTCAGGATCTTCAGGTCATCCTCTGTCTGTGTCTTTGGCCTTAAAGTTTTCACACTTTGCATCCTCTCTGTTTCTTTCGGCTGTCATCTTATCGACTGCCTGTAGCCCGGCTATATAGCCTTCTAGAAATGCGAATTGCTTCGGCGTGACTTTACTTACTTTGGAGCCAGCCTTGTTTGCAAGTGTGATAGTAGCTTCGCGTGATTCACTCATCATTTTCTCCTCCGTTTCTTTACATTTTCATCTTACATTGTCATAATACTTTAAATATTAAAGTCTGTCAACAAAAAACTTGAAATTTTAAAGTTGTATGGTAATCTTAAATCGAGGAGGTGACTTATGCTTGGGGTTCGTATAAAACAGGCAAGAAAAGCGCTAGGTTTAACCATGAAGCAATTTGCGGAGCCCCTTGGTCTATCAGAATCGGCAATTAGCCGCATTGAATCCGGATCAGCTAATCCGTCAGAGGGTGCCATTAAATTAATGTGCGCTGTCTATCATCTGGATTATTTCTGGCTGACTGAGGGTAAAGGAGAGATGTTTGTTAACGATTCCGACGTGATTATTGAAGAGCTCGCGAAAATTAAGGGATGGAATTCAGAAACCGTTGATCTTTTAAAAAAACTATTTAGTCTTCCGACAGATAAATTTAACTTAGTAATGGATTTAATTGATACTATGAAGTCCGACTAAAAAAAGAAGAGCAGTAGCTTGTTTCGCTACTGCTCTTCTTTCGTCATGGCACCTTTCTCTGCTACCTGCGTGTGTTTGTGCCGGTGCCGTATCTCAACCAGAGCCCGTGTATAATGGCATACGTTCTGCGTAGACCTTCCGGGCTCATGTGTTGAATCATGAACTGGATTTTCTCCATCATATGCTAGCTCCTCTCTTGAGATGTTCTAAAGTTTAGCACTTTTGCGTGCTGTGTCAACCTTTTAGATTATTTTTTATTTGTTGTGCTATAATCTTTTTGTAACCTTTAAGATTAGGAGGATTAAATTATGAATGAATCTATGCGAGATCTGCTGGCTCAAAGATTGCCAGAACTTCTGAAAAAATCCGGGGCTTCCCGCAAGGAATTGGCGGCCTTCTGCGGCGTTTCAGAGAACACCGTTTCTGCCTGGGTGCGTGGTCTAAAGACTCCGCGTCCAGAAAAGATGTCCAGGCTTGCGGAGTTCTTTAATATCAAAGCTACCGACCTTATAAGCCATTCTTTAGACAGGGAGCTGCATCCCGTACGCTTTCTTCCGCTTATCTCACCTAACGGCGCCATTGTTGACTCTACCGTTCCAGGCAGCTATGGTGCTCTGGCCGAGGGAATAGATGCCGACTATGTATGGATCTGCCCGGATGATTCCATGCATTCCGCGGGCATCTGTCGCGGGGATGTGTGTCTGATCAAGGGTTCCAGCGCTGTCCGTGCTGGGCATCCGGCTCTGATCGTGCTGGACGGCTGCACGATGATCCGCTTCCTGGAACAGTTCGAGTCTGCCATGTATATCCGTCCAGCTTATCCTTGCCTGCAGGGTGTTCTGCTCACGGGTGACTGGTCTTCCAGGCTCCGCATTCTGGGCTATATTAAGGCGCTCAGGCGCGAATGGAGGCGAGGTTAAATGTCTGTATCTAAAGATAAGAAGCGCGGCACCTGGCTTTATCATGGCTATTATCGTGATGCTACGAATGCGCGCCGGCAGTACTGCCGTCGTGGCTTTGAAACTAAACGGGAGGCAAAAGAGGCAGAGCATGCCTTCCTGGAGGCATCTGTCAAGGTTCGCCCTTCGATTACCCTGGACGAGCTTGTTCTTCGATATCACGAAGAATACGAGATCATGGGAATCAAAGAGGCGACCCTTATATCAAATGAAAGCTATTATCGCAATCATATCCAGGAAAGCCTTGGAAGAGTTCAGCTCTCAAAGTTTACCGCTCCGCTTGTCACACAGTTTATGTCCAGCGTTGCAAAGCGTAAACAAAAAAACGGCACTCCCTATTCTGTTGCAACGATCAACAAAACGAAGGAAGTGCTGTCTAAATACTTGAGCTATGCCATGCGTCTTGGCTTTATCGACTATAACCCCTGCATGGCCGTCGGTCGCTTCAAGCGTCCATCTGATTATAACACAAAGGCTCCGAACTTCTGGGAAGTAAAAACGTTTAAATATTTTCTTTCCTGCGTGGATGATCCTTTCTGGGTGGACGTGTTTACGTTCCTTTTTGAGACGGGCGTGCGAGAGGGTGAGTTCTTCGCCCTGCAGTGGTCTGATGTTGATCTTGGTGCTGGAACACTCAGCATAAAGAAAACTCTAACCTATAAAACTCTGGACCGCGGCTGGGCTCTCACGTCTCCAAAGACGAAGAATTCAATCCGCCGTATTGATCTGCAGGATTCGCTCCTGGAGCTCCTGCGTCGCCGTTACGCTGCGTCTTCCTGCGTGGATGGATTCTCGTCCGATTTCTTTGTGTTCGGTGACGTAGCGCCCATGTCGCGCCAGAAGCTGTCTACAACTCTAGACAGATATATCAGGCTCGCCGGTGTTCCACGTATCACGCCTCACGGCTTCCGCCACTCCCATGCATCATATCTGATCCGTTCTGGAAAGATAGACGATCAACTTATCGCTGACCGTTTGGGCCACACCGTTGAAGAGATGCGCAAGACATACGCTCACATTTACGAGGAATCCAGGCATGATCTGAAGTCAATTCTGAATGAAATATTCTGATTTTGTGTATCATTTGTGTATCACGAAAAATAAAAACCGCATAAATACGCGGTTTTTTGAGTGTTTATGGAGCTGACGGGAGTCGAACCCGTGTCCAAGAGTAGTCCCACATTCAAGCTTCTACAGTTTAGTTCACTGTTAGATAAGACAACGAACAAGTCAGTGAACACACATTCGTAGAATTTGTCTATTCATTTTCATGCATTTCCTATAGACATTAGAAACACCCTATCCACGTGGTCCTGGCATACCAGGTGCGAATTATGATCAGTGGCCGATCATAAGACTGTGCTATGCTGCGTAATTGTTACGACTTAGGCAAAAGCGTAGTTAACGTTATTGTTAGCGTTTAAATTTAATTGATGATTAGGTCATCACTCCACTGCAGCCTGAATCAAACATAAACCTGTCGAAACCATGACAACCCCATGAATGATACATGCATACTATAGCATGTA